TCTATATAACAGATTTTAGTTATTCTGTTATAAAGCGTGGTGGAACGAATCACGACCTCTGGAATATTTCGGTATCACTGGAAGAGGTCTAAATGTTTGTTAGTGAGACATTAAAGACACACCTAGAAACATCTTCAACAGTACATTTACAGTCACTAGTGTTGGCTGAGTGGAATATGAACATGCCAGATAATATATACAAACTTGGAAACTACAGGTATAGACCAACTGGGTCAGATGTTCAATATAGAACACTACCACTAACCTTTGATAATCTAGATGTAGGAAATTACTACACAGGTGCAACAGACGCAGATGTTGTTGTAGATGGAGGGTTTGATAACTCTGGTGTCCCACAACTTTTTACATCAACTAAAGAAAAAATGAAAATGATATATTCTTTAGAAGATTGCATAAAGCCTTTTAGACCAAGATCAGGAATTAATAAGGCAACCTATTTCAATAATAAATACTTTGCAAATTCTGGTGTTTCTCTTGCAGAAAGACCTAGATATTATATGGCTTCAAGATATGATCAGTTTAGATATTGGTCATCATTTAGAACAGAAAACAATATTGAAAGAGGAATTGCTAAAAATATATCAAATGGTTTAAACTATATTGATGATGCTGCTCCATTTGTGGTTTATAAAGAAAAGGTTCCAGCAAACAGACTTGTTGTAAAAATGCAGACTAATGTTGGAACAGTAGACTTGGGAAACTTTACAACAAACTCTGGAGTTATATCGGATCCCTTATATGGAGTAACAAATAAAACAACTCCAGTTAGATGGAAGATTCAATATCTAAACGAAGACAATTGGGTTGATGCTTATTCTTTTAACGAAAACTCTGTTCGTGATGATGGGTCTCCAATTATTTCAGAAGACGGATATGTTGAGTTAGAGTATGGTTTAAAGATTCCAAATGAATATAAAATGTCTTATACATTTATTCAAAAAATAGCATCAATAACTTTATTGCCAGAACAATCTTTTAATGGTGATGGGTACCTAGTTGTTGAAAATACAAATGAGCGTGGAACCTTATATATCTGGAATGGAACAGAACAAGAGTATGACTCTTTTGTCCCAGAGTATGAATGGCAACTAGGATCTGGGGTTTTAAATCGCTCCACAAAACTGGTTACAGATTTAACAAATCCAGAACTATTTACTAATGATGCACAAAATCAAACTACATATAGAGAATTTTCTTATATTCGTGGAATAAGGGTAGTAGCAGAAACAATGAATAAGTTTGATTCAACATTTGATTTAATTGAAATGTCACCTAGGCTTGTTGTAAATATATCAGATAAAGTAATCGATTTTAATATTAAAAAGATTTTATCCGATATAGGAACTACGTCTCTTCCAGTTGGCCAACTTCTTGCATCTACTGGCACACTATCTATTTTTGATGACGACCAAGCATTTAATGAAAATAATCAATCTAGCATTGTCGCTGACTATATTAAAAAAAATATTAAGTTTCTTTTTTATGAATCAATACTGGATGTTGCTGGAGATGAATATTCTGTTCCAATTAAAACCTTATACTCTGAAGGATTTCCTCAAGCAGATTTAACTGCAGCAAAGTTATCAATAGAGTTAAGAGATTTTTATTTCTTTTTAGAATCAATGCCTGCACCTAGACTTCTTACAACACAAACATCTTTAAGTTATGCAATATCTATGTTGCTAGATTATATTGGATTTAGCAACTACACATTTAAACGTGTAGCAGGAGAGTCAGATCCTATAATCCCATTTTTCTTTGTTGCTCCAGATCAAAATGTTGCAGAAGTTTTAAATCAATTAGCAGTGTCAACTCAAAGTGCAATGTTCTTTGATGAATACAATAATTTTGTTGTAATGAGTAAAGACTATCTTATGCCTACGGCAGAACAGAGAGAAACAAACTTCGTTCTATCTGGATCAAACAATCAAACTGATTCAGGTGTTATTGAAAATTCTAGTTCTGGAAACCTTCCTAATATTATTGCTATTGCATCACAAGATAAAAAGATTTATAATGATGGAAAGATTAACTATACAACTAGATATATTCAAAGATCTTACGGATCAATAAGACAATCAACAATGATTGATAAAGAAAAAACTTGGATATATAAACCATCCCTTTTGTGGGAAGTTGCTGGAACAGAAAACACAAAAACAATAAATGAACTTGCTTCAAAACAAGGTAGTTACGTATTAGGAGCAATGCCATTAAATTCAGACCTAGTTGGAACTGCCCCAGTTGTAGTAGGAAATGTTCTTACAAATAATATAATTGATCTTGGAGAAAGTATTTATTGGCTAACAAGATATAACGGATATTTATATTCTAATGGCGAAGTTATTAGATATGATGCTTCAGAGTTTGATATTACTGGAACTGGAAAAGTATGGATTAGTAGCAACCAAGAATATCAAAAATATTTTTCATCTTTACCATTTAATGGAAAAATATATCCTACAGGCCTTATAAGAATTTATGCAACACCAAACTACGAAACAGTAGACGGAATAACTAGATTACAGAATGGCGCTGTTGTTGACCATGGACGTGGACAATTTGGTACTAAAATAGTTTCACACTCTGCTGGAATAAATAGTTACTGGACAAATAATGAAAATGTTCGTGGATTAAATATGCAGTCTCAGTATTTGTTTAGCACACAATTAGATGTCAATCTTGCAGCAACACTTCCTTCAACTACTGTAGCGCCAGCAGGTATAAGTAATACAATTGCAAAGCAATCAACAAGAAATAGCATTATAAAGAATTTTATGGCTACAAGTTATTTAACAGAAACTGAAGTAAACAGTTTACCATCAACACAAACAGGAACTATACAGTCATCTGCTTTAGTTTTCAATGGTCCAGCCTTTAAGACAACAGAAAGACCTTTAAACTTTGTTTCATATGTTTATAAAAATTTAGATAGTGCATATAAACATTTTGGAACTAGAATGAGAATTATTGGTAAAATTGAAAACAATATAACAAGAACTCAGTCTCCAAATGGAAGCGTTACCTACTACCAGTTATCTGGAAATCAACCAGATCAAAACATTAATATAGGTGGAGGTTCAGGTGGTTTAGCATTTTTACTAAATCCAGAAACTAACAATGGATATTATTTTGAAATTGTTGCGTTAACTGAAGATAACATAAACTCATATCTTAAGGTTGATGAAAATAATAATGCACAATTTTCAGTAAACAATGTTGTTTTTTATAAAATTAAAAAAGACTCGTCAAGTTCAAATGCAATACCAGTAAAACTTTGGGGTGGATTGTCTAAGATTATTGTTGATGATGGAAAATTTGCTGGACAGCAAAGACTTGCTGGAGAAGAAAATTCAACGGTATATGATTTGTCAGTAGAATATATAGATATTGGAAATACTAGAAGGTTTTATCTATACATAAATAATCAGTTAATAAAGGTTGTAGACGATACTGACCCTCTTCCAACTTATAATAATATGGCTTTGTTTGTACGTGGCTCTTCAAGATGTATGTTTGAAAATCTATACGCACTTTCTGAAAACTATAGCCAAAATACAGTTTTTACTGTTAACGAAACCTTGGGTCAAGTGTTTGGAGACAACGAGATTAACGTTACAGAATCTTTTAGAAAGTATGCAATGAGTGGAGTTGTTCAGTCAACGTACCTATCTGGTATTAGTTCTCAACAACCTCCAAAATATAATATTTATTTTGAAGAGTTTGGGTCTATTATGCGTGAGTGTGCATATTTTGATATTAAATATGATCGTGCATATCCTGCACTTTATGCAAAACTTTCTCCAACATTTAACAATATAAAAGGATACACTACTTCTGGATTTTATGCAGACTCTTATGGAGCAGAGTTTTTAATATTTAATTCAACAGATAAAGCCTTAAATTTAGATGAAACAACTGGAAATTTTTTAAGAATTCAAGGAATTACATTTACACAAGATACAACTCATGAACTAACAGTAGATGAATTTTTTAAAAAACGTAGCAATTTGTCTGATCCAGAATTAATTGGAAGCACATTGACTCGCTCTCCATTAGTTGAAAAATCTAGGTATGATGAAATTAAATTAAGTAGATTGACATATGGTAAAAATGAGTTTAGTATTGATAGTCCATATATACAAACACAAGATGACGCAGATGCAATGATGAATTGGATTATTAATAAACTAATGGTTCCTAAAAAATCTGTCGGAATAAATATATTTAGCATTCCAACATTACAACTTGGAGACATTGTTACTATAAACTATAAGGATTCTTCTGGGCTTGATCTAGTTGCTAAAGACTCCTCTAGGTTTGTAGTTTATAACATAGAATACGAAAGATCAGAAAGTGGACCAAATATGACAATTTATTTGAGTGAGGTATAACATGACTGTATCCCCAACTCCACAGACACCATCAAATGCTACCGTTGCTGCAACCTATTCACCAGCACCAACCAAGACTGCTCCAATAGATACCGTTTTATTTGATGATCAATCAATGTCTCCAGAAATTATGGCAGACTTGATATTTGAAGATATAGGTGGACACGAACTACTTAGTGTTTCTAGAAATGATATTATAAACGGGCAAGCAGTATCCTACTCACCAATTAAAAATTTAGGTCTTGTACAACAAAGATATAATCCTAATAACATATTAAGATTACAAGCAACTTCTCAAACCTACTTTGATAATTTTGCCATTAAGTTTGAAGAAAAAGTTCCTAAAGAGGGGAATGGTCCAGGGGGATCAAATGTATATATTGAAGTTGAGACTGGCGACCTAATTATTGAGACTGTTAATATGAATAATGATGAACAGGTAGAAATTCAAATTGCGATAAATGGTACAATATATGAAGCGAACTTTGGAGAAATTACATCATGATTACAAATAATGGTAAAAGCATAATTGGAAAATATATGCTAGGTCAGGCCCCTGCCTATGCTTCATATCTTGCAATCGGCTGCGGACCAAAACCACTACAAACAGAAGATGTTGCCGACGATTTTGCAACAAAAACAAACCTAGATTTTGAGATGTTTAGAGTACCAATTTCTTCTAGAGGTTTTATAAATGAAAATGGTATAGATAAGATTGTTTTAACAGCAGAACTTCCAACAGAAGAAAGATACGAAATTACAGAGGTAGGACTATATTCTGCTGGCTCAAATCCATCTGCTGGTGATAATGACAGTAAGACAGTGTTTTCTTTTGCACAAGGAGAGTCTTGGGTTCACCACACTGCAACTGCTGCAACAGAAATACCAACAGTTTCTACTCCATTAGATGATCCAGAAGATGATAATGTTATAGCAACAGATGGGGTATTTCAAACTAATGCCGATAATTCTATTTTTTATAAAACAAATCGTCTTGAAAGATATGAGCGTGCAAGATTTTTAAATAATACAATATTGATTCAAGGAGACGATTCAGATCTTACTCTTGATG